TTATATAATATTTCCTTAGTTATATCAATATACATTGACATCTATGTAATTTTATGATATACTATAATCAAGAAAGGAGGTAAGAAAAGTGGAAAAGAAGTTAAAAAAAATGCTTCGAATATTGAACCTATTCGAAGCGCTAGTGATTAAAATCATTTCCTTGATTGGTTGGATTTTGATTCTAATCAAACTATTTAACTAAGTAGGTTGAGAGGCTTGTCCTCTCTTCCTATCACTATTATAAAACCACTTTTCAAAGAAAACAATGGAAAAATTAATTTTAAAAGCTATCGAATTGATTGGACTTATTGCAGTATTAGTATTCTTGATTTCAAAATTATTCTAAGGGAGGTATAACCGTGTCAACTGAAGCGCAGAAGAAAGCTAGCGCAAACTATGCTAAGAAGATGACGAAATGTGTCAATCTTGCATTCAATAAAAAAACAGATGCAGACATTCTAGAAAAACTTGATCATGTCGAATCTAAAATGGGTTACATTAAAAAACTTATAAGAGATGATATTGAGAAAGCAAAAAAGGACCAGAGCAATTAAGCCCTGGTCTTTTCTTATGAATATAAATTGTTGTGTAGTCGAGATTTAGTCGAAATTAAGTCGAGTATAGTCAACATCTTTATGAATAAACTCATAATAAAACTTAAATTAGACTTTTTTCAAGTATCTTTTAGCAACCCATCCACTAGGAATCTTTGCCCAATCTCCATCGAATTTAGACACAGTAACACGAGTGCCATAATTTAGACAGCCGTCCTTGTCGTAATCGTGGGCTTTAGCATTCTTAGTTAATTCCTCATATGTCTTTCTTCTACAGTTAGCTCCTGGTCCTGTTCTGACACTTAAATCACTAGCAGTAATCATATAAGTACCTAAAGTGCTAGATGCATTGCTCTGTGGCTTAGGTGTAGGAGTTTCAACGTGTTCATTAACACTCTTATTTAAGATACCCTCTACAATTGCCTTTGCACACTTGTCAGCGTTCCATTTCACTTTATCAATAGCGTTGTCAACAAAGCAGCACTCAACAAGTAGTGCTGGAGAATTAGTCTTTCTCAACACATATAACTTAGTAGATGTTTTAACACCTCTGTTTCTAATGCCTAGAGTGTTAGAAATATTCTTGACGATTCTTTCAGCTTCATCTTTGGCTTTTGAGTTGTCGCTATAGACATATGCCTCTGTACCTGTTCCGCCTCCAGCGTTGAGATGAATAGAGACATCTAAGTCAACCTTATGATCATTACACTTATTTACAATTGCTTTTAAGTTAGAATTCTGGTCTTTTCCATTATCATCAGTACAGTCATATACTGTATGTCCGTTTGCTCTTAACAACTCAATGACTTTATTTTTAACTTTTCTGTCTTCATTGACTTCGTCTAATAAACCACTTGCTCCACGACATTTTAAGCTATGTCCACCATGTACGTTAAAATTCATATTTTATACCTTCTTTCTTATTATAATTCAATTCCTTCGATTTCTGCTCTAATCTTAAGAGTGCGAATATAATTTCCTAAATGCTTTTTCTGCTCTTTTAATAGATCAAGCGAGCATCTAGGAATGAATGTCAAGGTACGTGCCTCATACTTGACAGTCATATCATCTAACTTGTCATATCTGATTTTGGCTTGATAGTATTCTGCTTTAAATCTGTCCTTATATTCAGTGCTGTTCATTAATTCTACTGTGTCTTGTAATTCCATTGTTTAATCCTCCTCAAGATATGTGCCGATTCCATAATTTTCAGCACACATGTATTCGATTCTGCATCCTCGTGCAGTATTCCAACCTTTTAAAAAGTAAGCCACATCGGCAGTTGATAGTAATTCAATGGATTTCCCAAGATACCACAAAGGAGTACCATCACCATTAATATAACTATCAATAATCTCTACATCATCACCGTACAGGCTCTTGATGTTTTTGACAGCCTTTTCTCTATTGAATTTGATTTCTTTTTCTGACAAGCCTTTCATGGGCTGAGAAATAAATATTTTCATTTCCTTACTTCCTTTCATTTAAATAAAAATGAGAGGCGCGCAGATCCTCTCACAACAATATTTATAATTTAATGCACACATTCTTTTCTTTCTTGTAAGCATCTAAATATAATTCTTTCTTGTCTCCGTTATAAGTACATTCAAAATACATTCCGTCTAACAGTGTAGTTGATAGCAATGCCTTATTGTTCTGAAGTGTCTTGCATACCCACACCACATATACATCATACTCCTGTGAATCTTCTAGATGTTCGTTTGTATATCTTCTTACTTCTTCGGTTGCAATCTTTAAAAATTCATCATTACCCATTGTTATTCTCCTTGTTGATAGCGTTTTCTGCCACTTCTAAGCCTTTAGTTAGTACAGATGGTACATTGTCACCGGATTCCACAAAGTTCTCTAGAATGCTTCTTAATTCATTAATAATAAGTGATGCTAGCGTAAACCACCCAACATAAGTAGTAATTGTTAAATCGACATTGATTGTCTGACCAATCTCGATGAAAATTGCTGATGCTAAGAAAGCAACCAAGACCATTAACCAATAGCCTAGTTTCTTCCATACACCTCTGACTCCTTTAGCGGAATTTTCTTTGCCTGTTAGGCGTGATTTTCTAATTCCTGTGATGTAATCGATGATGTTTAATGTCAAAAAGCCTACGAATAAAAACCAATGTGTGCCTAATGCAGCAGTCAATACTGCTACAATAGTGCCTCCGATTGCGTTAATCGCATCCATGTATTTTAATGATGTATCATATAATTTCATATTTTTCTCCTTTTTAAGCATATGAGTAAATAAATGTGCCACAAATGTAAGCGTCGTTTACATTATTCTTTAACGAAGTCAAAGTAAAATTACCTTTTGTAGCATCGTTGGTTACAGGGTAAAATCTGATTACTAACCCAGCTTCTGCAACAGAGTTTGGTACAGGAATGAAAATATTGCCTTTTGGTTTCTTATCAGCAGGAAATCCTGTCCACATGTATCCCGACGTATTCCCTCCAATTGGAGCATTTACTACACCATTCCAGTTCAGTTCGCAGAGTTTCAATCCGTCGTTATATCGGTATTTCAGTGTGATACCACATGCATTAGTTCCACAAGAGATCCAATCAGACCAGCCAATATACTTATGCTGTATTTTTCCATCCTTAAGAACAAGAATCCATGTATCAATCTGATTTTCAGTGTCAAAATCGAATGCATAGCCGTTGTATGACTGCGCTTCAAAAGGCATATCCACCTTTAACTTGCCACCTTCTGCCTTGCATCCAACTCCAATCCCTCTGCCATCTGCTGAAAAATCAAGCAGTTTGAACGAAGGAGCGATAGCAGCATAAGATGCAACACCATCTGTCGTGAAGTAATCCTTCACAAGCACTCTGAAGGAATAGGCATTGTCTGTATTGAACTTGCCAGCCGATGATATATATACCTTGTTCTCACCACTGTATGAATCTGTATAAGTTGCAAGAGTAGTCCATGTTTCGCCGTTTTTATACTGGATCATGACATTCTTATCATTCTTATTGTTAACAGGTGCAATTGAAAATGAATAAGTAATCTTAACCGCCGTGCCGTCATCATCAGCCTTGTTTGATGATACATTCCAACGCTGTGCATTGACATTCTTAACAGCCGGTGACCACCACTGTGTGACACTGATATTCTTTGAGAGTGTAGCCTTCTGTCCTCTCGAATCTGTAACCGTTGATTTAAGAACAACTGTACCAGAAGACTTGAGTGGCTGTGTCGTAAAGAAACTGTTTGGACCAGGTATACTCTGTCCGTCAATTTCATTTTGGTAGTACGTGATTGTAGCACCATTCTTTGTTGAGGTAGATACATTGCATTTGACTTTCGAAACACCCTGTATAATTGTTGATGCTCCGAATCTTTTTGCAATTGCAGCATCTTCATTTGTGTATGTGATACCTGTAACAGTTGGTCCATAACCTGAGGGAAGTACAACATCCAAGGTACAGTAATTACTACCGATGAATTTACCGGAACGACTGTATGTATCTACTCTGAAACAAATATAGAACTGTGAAGCATTGGGCATCTTACTGATCAGTGAAGTTGGAACTGTCCACTTAAATTCATCATTCCACTGATTATCAGCAATCTGTTCAGTCTTATCATAAAAGCTGTACGTAATTACATGACCAAAGTCAGAAGATGCTCTAGGGGTCTTGATTGTTACACTGTTTCCAAAATAAACTGATGCTGGAGAGCAGTACGGCTTAGTCGCTCTAGGAATGACATCGCAGTCAATGCCACCCGAAGCAGATACACTGCCCACATAACTACCCGAAAGAGTTACTTTCAATTCCTGTGAGAATGAGAAATCAAAATGCTTGCTACCGTTGCTATCATGTGGAATCTTGATGTTAGTGACTGTTGCTAACGTCTTCGTTCCACTTCCTCCGATAGTTACACCACCAGACCATATAAGGACACCATTCGCCCACATTGAGCCGTACTTTGTTGCACTAGAGCTGATATTCCACTTATAGTACTTTGTCAGTGTAGCAGTCCACAAATCATAGTTTCCGTCAACATTGACACTTGTTCGTGTCATTGTCATTGTGACATTACCATTGCCACCACCAAACGATGCACTGCATGTTGCGCTTGTTGCCATCAGTCACCACCTACTTTCTTAAAAGTCAATGATCCATCGCTGTTAACGATGAATCCGAAGTTTCCAATCCTTAAGGAACTAGAAACTTCGATATTTGAGTTATACATTCTGTTATTAGCGAAATACGCTACTTCGTCATTATTCTGAAGAATAGAGTATTTGCTGTTTGTCTGTTTGGTTTTGAATTCAGATTCCTGTTTACCTATCTCTATGCCTTCTGCATTGAATCTGATATAAGTGTTCAGCTGAGTCTGATTGTTTGATACAGTATCAGAAAGAGAACTAAAGTCTTCTTTCTTTACAAATCCCATCTGAATGCTTTCTGTTGTCTGCTGAATAGTAGATACAGTAGAAGCAAGGTTTGCACCGTCAGAGGCACTGTAATAATTCTCTGATACTGTCTGTAAGATGGATGTCTTTGTCTGTTCTATAGACGAAGATGCATTTTTTGTTGCCTGCTGCAGCTGATTGTTCATGTTGTTTATTCTGTTGTCGTAATCATCAATGATTGACTTCAAGTCATTTGCAAGCACTGGGGTGGTCGTTGTATATGTTCCATCATCCCATAATATCTTCGACCTCACCCAGTAATAATGCTTGTCAATGTAGTCATCGGGAACGCTTTTCCACCCGCTACTGCTTGCGTCGGGCATTTTCGTTGCAGAATCTGATAGATAATACTCCGGAGTGATTGAGCGAATCCCCTGCCCGTCCTCGCCATCATTGACTCTCACGAGGGTCATGCTAGCCGATGCCTTAATCATATGATTATCCTTCTAACTGTGCGCTGAATGTTGCCTTGTTTGTAATATCACCTGCACCGATTGTGTATGTCGCACCTGTTGCTACAGCAGTAGTACCGCCGTCCTTATACCATTTGATAGTTCCTAATGCAGATAATGCAGAACCAGTCACTTCAACTCCACCCTTGTAGACATGAGCAGTTAAAGTTGTAGCAATAGCGGTATTTTTAAAGATTGTTCCACCACTTGAGGTGATCGCCATTGTGATAGCGTCTAAGCCATCCTTTCCGTTTGTGCCGTTTGTACCTTTGTAGGAAACTGAATATGATTCAGTAGACTTACCATCTGAATAATTAACAACTGTCTTAGTCCATAGATACTGCCCATTTGCCACGCTAGGCACTGTAGTACTCCATGTTCCTGTTGGAGGAGTAGTGCCGCTTGTGCCTGCCTGGTATGTAACTGATGTTGAACTTACAGTAACGCTTGTACCGTTTGAACCATTTGAGCCGTTTGTACCTTTATAAGAAACTGAATAGGCTTCTGTTGATTTGCCGTCAGAGTACTTTACTACTGTCTTAGTCCAAAGGAACTGACCGTTAGGTACGTTTGGAACAGTAGTGCTCCATTCACCTGTTGGCTTAGTAGTACCACTTGCACCGACCTGGTAAGTAACAGAAGTGGAACTTACGGTAACACTTGTACCATTCTGTCCTGTCTGACCCTTGAATGCGATTGAGTAACTGAATGTTTTGTTGATTGTGATATCACCATCAACAACGATAGGGATAGTAATAGTACCACTCTTAGTTAATGCAGATGTTGCAGTAACTGTGATTGTTGGCATTGGTGCTTTTCCATCAGATACCGCTGAAATTCCTGTAGGACATGTGATAGTTCCTACGGTACATGGAACCTGTTCGCTACCACATAATGCCATTACCTGTGTAGTAGTTGTCTGTGTACCGTTTACAGAAGTAGTAGTACCTAAGAATGTGTAGTTGTCATTAGTTAATACAACCGAATAACCATCGGTTAAGTCGATAACGTCAATCTGATTGACCGCTTTAATTGCCATAATTTTCCTCCTAAATGTTTAACTCGCAGTTGAATACTGCCTTGAATTTAATGTCTTTTGCTGAGATGGTAAACATGAACCCGTTATCGTTGAGTCTTGAATCATCTAACGGGATCTTGCTGAATTCTGTCTCTCCATGCCTTTTAATGAACCACTGCAGATAGGCATTATCTCCAAATGTTTCTCTCAGTTTTGAAGAGTTATCAATCACAACTCCACCCACATAGATGTTCACTGTGAATATAGTTGCCACATCACTGTTCTTGAATGTCGTGCCGTTTGATGACTCTATACACAACAATATAGAATCCTCACCCTTCGCTCCTGTTATACATACTGGTGTACTGTATGTGACGGTATTGTTGATCGTCGTGGCTGTTCTCTGCCATACATATAATCCAGGACGCCATGTCGGTGCAGTCTCTGACCAACCTGTCTCTGGTGGTGTAGCTCCATCTGTTGAACTAGCATACTCGCAAACAAATTTCTTTACTGAACCCTGTGCCTGTTTGATTGCTTCTCCAGCCTTTTCTTCAACTTCTGAAACCCTTAGTGATATCTTCTCATTGGACAGGCTTAATTGCGCCATCTTGTCATTGATGCCTTCCTGTTCCTTTGCGATTATATCCAGTTTCAATGATTCCTGGTCCTGCTGGACCTGCAGCTTTCTGATTCGTGTTGTATTAGATACACGATTCACCGTCTTTTCTTCATTCTTTGTTGTCACACTGCCGTCAACTGTAGACATAGAGAACTGTCCACCCTTGTAACTGACAGTAAGATCCGATACAAAGAAAGTGAATTCATTACTGTTATAATTGACAAGAGCACCAGGAAGAAGGTTATCAACCGATATCATTGTGACATTCTTCACCTGGTTGAAAGTCAATCCTTTAAGTCTGTCATAGATGCTGTCTATAATGCTCTGTTCATCTGCATATAGATTTGCTGAATCAATAAACAGCGTATTGCCTGTCTCATCGCCCTTAGAAAGAGGATTGAGACCATTTTCAGCATATACTCTTGTGAGTGTATACACCTCATTCTTCTCATAGTCTGTTAAATCCTGTGTAGCTGCAAAGGCGCTCTTTTCAATTGGTACAAACCTAATAGAATCAATTCCCTCTGCATAGACATTTGCTGCAAACAGTTCCGCAATCCATCCGAGATAGTTTCTTATTACAATCGTGTTATCGTACCATGATACGCTCTTATCAAGAACATACTGCGGTATTCCTTCACGAATAATAGAAAGACCAGTCAGACTTTCAATCTCGTCGAGCTGGTCTTTTATAGTGACAGGATATGATAGTTTAGTATCGTATGCCATATCAAGAGAATGGTTATTGTCATACATCTTGAAAGTTAGTTCCTTGGTGTACTTCTCCGGCTGATCATACACCTTGAAGTATCTTGTATCAGATGCATCATTTTCCTTGACTTCCCAGTACTTGCTGATGTCGATATTGTCAAGAATGCCGTCATAATTATCGAACTTCATTGTCAGTTCAATTGATGGCACGTTGCCTATCATACGGCAGTCAGCAAAAGAGACAGACATCTTATAATCAAGAAGTCTGTCCGTTACATTTGTCTCTCCATACTTTATAAGCATATGATCACACCTCAATCAGAGAGAAAGAGAATGAATCTGCCTTTAGACCTGACTGCACTCTCTTATAATTGTACTTCTTATTTGAAGCATACATCTTCTTGGTTCCTCTGATACCATGATCAGGAATGTAGAGTTCTGCTGTGAACTCTGCCGGAGTGAGTACCTTCAGAATATTCATTACATCTGTGAATGTATTCAACTTATATGTACATGTAATCTTAAGCATGTTAGAACGTATTCTATTTCTTCTTAAGATGCCTGTTGATACAGGTCTAACACTATCCGAATCTAAATCATTGATTTCTACGCTAATCTCTGAAGGAGTCGGAATAAGTGTTCCGTTTATCTTGATTTTCGCTTCATCTGCCATTTATTCCACCTCCTAATAGTCAAATACAGGCTTGCCTGTGCGTGCTTCATAGTCCTTGATATTGTCAATCACCATCTTAGTGATTACTCTGCCGTCATCAAGTACCAATTTAATGACGTAGGTAGCGCCTGTGCCGTCATTCTGAGAAAGTGATAATCTTTCTGAAATCTTTTCAGCAATCATATCAAGTCCCTGTGTGTTTCTCTGTAATGGTATTACTGCTTCTGTTCCTGCTTCACCAATATTGGCGATAGTGGATGCACTTACGATACCACCTTTTGCGAGTCTAGGAATCCTAGGAATTGAGAATCCTTTTCCACCGACACCAGGAACCCAGTCAGGAATCTTTATCTTGCCGATACCACTTAAGAATTTGTTGATTCCATCAATCATGAAATTCAATGGAGCCTTGAAGATGTGGCTTAATCCAGAAACAATACTTTCAAATATCTGTCTAACACCAAACCATGCTCTTCTCCAGTTGCCTGAGAATACACCACTGATAAAGCTAGTAAGACCCAAGAAAACAACTTCCAATGAATTAATGATAGGACCCACGTAGTCTCTGAACGCCTTGACGGCATTCTTAACCGTTTCAAACACATTCTTCCATTTGAAACCGAAAGTTCCTTCCATCCATTCACCTAGATTACGGAAGAATTCTCTGATATTGTTGACTCTTTCGCAGATTGTTTTGTCTGCGCGTTCAATAATTCCTCTGATTGCAGCAAATACCATATCAAATACACCTCTTAATACTGTTAAGGCTAATTTGAATATAGGTCCTAGAATATCAAGAATTGTGCTGAAGATTGGTGTGACGAACTTAAGAAAATCGCTTAATAATCCCATTATGCTCTGGAATACATTTTCCCATGCACTCCACAATGGTTTGAGAACAGTGTCCACAAAATCTTTAATGATTCCCCCGACTGTATCAATGATAGGTGCCACAATATTTAGAAATACCTTCTGAACAATAGTAGCGATATTTCCTAGAATGCTTACTATGTCATCTCTGAAGCTCTTACTCTTCTGCCATAAGTCTACCACTGTAGCAATGACTGCCCCTATGATGACATTTACAGGATTCACCGCCATTACAATAGATGCGAATATCTGTGGAAGAATTCCAAATGCTCCACTTAGTGCAGTTGCAAGTGATGCCCAACCTGAAAATACTCCCACTGCAAGCTGTATCTGTGTGATGACAGTGCCAAGAATTCCAGCAAGAGTAGAAAATAATGATAATCCCGCAATAATTGAAAGTATGCCAAGAATACGACCTACATTATCTGCTATGAAAGAGAATAACTCATCAATGATAATAAGGACCACATCCACTGCACCTAATACAGCAGTCCAGTCAATCGCTTTAGTAATATCTCTCACAATTTTCAGAATCTCATTTATGATCTTCAATATAGAGTTAAATATATTCCATAAATGCTGGATGATTGAATCACCTAGGCCTGCAGTGTTCCATGCATCGGCCAGTCCTTGAGAGATATTGCCAATTATCTTGAAGATGTTAGTGAATATCTTCAATATCAGTTCGACAGTCTTTGCACCTGTGCCATTTTCCCACACTGTATACATTGACTTGCCGATTTCCATAAGAAGATTCTTGACACCATTAAATGCATATACTGCAGCTGCAATCATCGGCGCACCAAACTTATCCCATGACTGCTTTAATGGCTGGAAGAATTCCGCGACCTTCTTCTTGATTTCTTCTAACTGCTTGTCTACTTCTTCAAGAAGCCCTTTCTGTTCTTCTGCACCACTGTCATCCATGCTGAATCCGCCGATATCACCACCGGAACCACCAGCACCGCCTGAGCCACCTGAGTCACCTGAAGACGGATCACTTGAACTATTGCTTGAATTGATGTTATTGATTGCATCGAATCCAGCAAGAGCTCCTTTCAATTCCTTCTTGAGTTTAGAAGCATTACCTGCTGCCTTTTTTAATCCGCTTCCTGTTCCACCTGCCCCTTTAGAAAGCTTCTGCGAACTATTGGAAGCATCGTTCATATTCTTTGCAAGAGCCCCTGTGTTTCCTGCTGCCTTCTTAGCATTGTTTGACACTCCACCAAAAGAAGAACTCAACTTCTTTGACTTGCCACCAAACAGTGCCGTCAGATACCCAACGGCGACCATAACAACTTTAGTGAATGCAACAACATATGGGACGCAGGAATTAATTGCCTTTGCAATATTGGTAAAGAATCCAGCAATATTAGACTGCCCGATTGTATTCATTACTTCGGACATACATCTAACAATAGCTGTTCTCATATTAGCGATTGATGTAGAAATTCCACCTGTCGCATTTCTTGCCTGTTCCTCAAATGACTGATAGCCGTTAATGCCCTGAGTGTTTAACTGCATAAGAGTATTCATGAACTGGTCCATAGATACAGTTCCGTTTCTTAATGCCTCACCTAATGCTGAAGCATTGACAAAACCCATGGCCTCAGCCACCTGTTTCATCTGTGCAGGCATTGCAGTCATCGCTGAACGCCATTCAAACATATCAGGTTTACCCTTAGCATATGACTGTGACAACTGTTCTAAGGCTGATTTCTGTATCTCAGAACTTGCACCGCCTGCTAGAATAGCATTATTTAGTGCAAGGAACATATCTGTTGATCTTGAGATGTTACTGTTCACTGATGTGAATCTCTGTACTGCGCCTGATGCATCATCCAGGGTTGTTGGAAGTCCAATAAGCTTATTGCTTAGTTTCTGTACAGATGCATTCGCTTGAACGCTTCCAACGCCTAGATTCGACATCACACGGCTGTAATTGCTAAGAGTATCAACTCTCTTGATTGCAGCATCAACATTCCCTAATATCGTTGATTTAATCAGAGAAGCAATACCAAGACCCGCCACAATATTGCGGATACTCTTGAATGAATTGCCAATTGATCCTGTGACCTTATCAACATGATTCTTTAGGCCGGTGACTTCATTCTTCACGCTGTTCAGTTCTGATTTCGCTGATTTCGTCTGAGCAGATATTACTATCTGCAGTTCCTCTACCGTCATTCTGCATCACCGCCTTTCTTTTTCTTAATGCTTCATTATGTCTTCTACTGAAGGCAATACGAGAAGATCTAGCGCTTGCGACCTCTTTTCTTTCCCTCTCTTTTTCAAACTCTTTCCTATCCTCTTCAAAAAGTGAAGGATAGAAGTCCCACAATTGTGCAGGAGTGAATGAATCATCCTTGCCATTAAGGACAGCAGAAATACAATCCCTTATCTGAAGGGCCTGTATCTGAAGAGATATCGCTTCCTGTCGCACCATTTCTTTTTTCTTTCTTTCATATGCTGAAATAATATCGTATAGCTCATCTAACGAATAATTCCAAAATGAAAAGGGGTCTACTCCAGCATCAAGCGCTGGATCATAGACCGCCTTGTATATGTAATCTGTAATCAGGATATCTTCTAGAGATTCTTCTTGGCTTCCGCCATTTCCTTTTCCATTTTCGTTTCGAGAGCCCCAGAGAAAAAACCCGATACCTGAAACAATGGAACAAGAACATCACTAAGGAACTCTGTCTGTGAGCCACCTTCATCGATGTATCTATCAAACATATCATTCACATCGCTTCTGTCGATGTTGCTGTTGAATTTCTGAAGACCACCATGGGTGATGTCCAGCATAGTGCATAATGGTGTCATGCCTGTTTCTGTATTAAGAAGGTTGATAAGACTTCCCCCATACATCTGTTCTAGTCTTGAGATTTCTCCTGTTGTTAATTTTAATCTGTATTCTTCTTCACCAATCTTCCAAATGATGAAGGGTTTTCTTTTTGCTTTTACTTCCATTTATCTATATCTTCCTTTCTATGCTGCTACGTCTGTTGGATCAGTAATAGTTAGTTCAGACTGTAATGCGATTGCAACAGTAAATTCAATAGCATCATTGACACCACCGCCCGCTCTTTTAACAGTGACCTGTCCTGAGAATGTAGTTGTAGTGCCGTCCTTCAATGTTTCCTTGAACATTGCAGTAGCTCCTGTTTTTTCTAGTTCCCTCATTAATCTGTATGAAGATGTTGCTTTGCTGTTGTCATACTTGAATGTATATTCAAGGTCTCCAGGGTCTCCGATACCAAACTCATAGACCTTAACTGCATCATCAAGTGAAGAGTTTTCAACTTTTTCTTTTTCAATACCCATGTCAGGAATCTTCTTCAACCCTGGAAGTTCAGTGAAAGAAGTTCCCTTGTTTGTCTTGTCATAAGATAATTTAGCGCCATTTGCTAGCATTATATAATTCCTCCTTATCATTTACATACCATGATAGATGTAATCACTATCATAATATGCTTCATAATTCATTTTCTTGTGTCTAAGTCCTGATGCATCATCAATATCTCTGCATGATACTCTCTTTAGCCCCATTGATGATAATGCCTTATCAACTTTCAAGGCTGTATCCGATGTACTCTTAGTATCCCAGATTTCGATTCTGTAAAGGACATGTGATGTCTGCTCCTTGTCATCCGTCCATTCTGCCACGCTGTTATCTTCCTCAACATACTGAACGGCTGGAAGCTTTGCCCAGTCCTTAGGATAGATATCAGTGACTTCAAGGCCTTCATCTGTCAGAGCCTTATATACTTTATCTTTAATGTTGATCATATGCTTTTAATCCTTTTCAATTAACTGGCTTATTACAATACCAGCATCCTTCACTGCTTTCTTTTCAGTCTTCTTTGCTCCCTGGTACATGAATGGCTGTGCAGGCTGTCCATCCGACCTGTAATATCTCTTTCCATCAACCTCGATAACTACCCAATGATAGTTATTTATTGCTTCTTCTGATAGCTTCTCTTCAGGAATCCACCAAGGTTCCATAGTATAAGAAGGATGTGCATATGGAGATATTCCAGCATGGTCTGCTGCGCCTTTTCGACCTGTTCCGAATTCCACATATTGAGCATATGCCTTATTTGTATAAACATATCCCTTGTCGCCTTCAACTCTTGTCTTAATGGAATTTCTTAATTCACCATTATTTACAGGACATTCAAGAACGCAACCACTTCTGATTGTTTCCGCAGCCTTTCCAAGAACCTGTTCTGGATTCTCAAGAACGGCATCTATAGCACGAAGCTTTCTAAATAATTCATTAGCACCATTGAGACTCATTTAATAATCTTCTCCAGTTCATAGAGATAGTGTCTGTTATATTCCTTCATGCTGATGATTCTGTAATCCGGTTCATCGATTGAATGATTATAGACATTCACGCCCCACTTTTCAGTGAGTCTGAAATCATCATCCTCATTCTTAGGAAGAATCATATTAAGAATGTAGTTCAATCTTTCCCCATACATTTCCGCCTGTAACTTACCGGATGCAGGCCATACTTCAAGAAGCATTGATTTTCTCTTGATCCACTTTTCAGTAGTGACACCTTCACCATCTTTTTCGATGACAGGCTCATATACAGAATAGTTCTTAAGCGCTGAAAGTCTCATTGGTTCCCCTCCGGCTTCTTTTCGTGAACGATTCCTCCTGCACGAATCAGTCTCAAGTTGTTGATAGCTGAGAGAATATCTTCATAAGTGGAAGACTGAAAAGTAGATGTGATGCCACCTTCTGAATGTGATGATTCTCCGACCATGCCCTCTCTGAAGTACATGGCACATGCTAGATCAGCCACACAGAAATCCATTGAAGTGATGTATACAGTGCGGTTTGTATGTGCAAGAGCACGCTGTTTTGCCATTTCAACATAGATTTTTGCACGCCCCTGACTCGTTCCTGTTCTTTCAGCAACAATCTCAACTAGATCCATAGATTACTCCTCCTGCATCTTAGTGAGAACTGCGACCAATTCCTTTTTAACAAGACTAGAATATCCGCTAACGCCCTTTTCCTTTGCAATAGTCTTTAACTGGTCAACAGTCATATCGTTGAGGTCCGTCACCTCATTGTTTTCTACAGGAGTATCTTCATCATTCTTCTTGTCTTCAATGACACGATATCCCTGTTTGGTATAACGCTGAAGGTCATCCTCATGGATGACTCTTTCAACGTTGATTCTTTTTACAATGATCATTATGCATCAGCTGAGACGTTAGCAATGATTAGGTCAAGCATGTTGTCCTTTTCCCAGCAGTCATGATATCTTCTATAGTCAATCTGCCAAGCATTTGCATCCTGGTTAGTATCAGGGTCAAATACTCTTGTCTTGTCCTGTTTAGTAACACCGATAACACTATTGATTGGCGCCATTAAGAAGTTTACATTCTTAGCAGTTTCACCCTTTGTATATCCACCTGCGTCTTTTGTTGCTCCAGCATCAACCTTGATAGCTGAATACATTCTGTTCTTTGGTGTAGGAATGAATGTGATTTCATCAAGCTTATAGATGTCTAATGTGATATTTCCAATAGTTAATTTACCTGATGTAAGGTTGCTGTTTACCATCTTTTCCTTTAATAATCTTAAAGTGTCATATGTAATATGACAGATGATATCACCCTGGTATCCTTTATCACGGATAGTGTCTGCTGCCTTTTCTAATTCAGAAAGAATATTCTGTTCAGTCAATGCAGTTGTTAGGATGTTGGCTGATTTCTTCGTTGTAACATCAGAAACAACCTTAGAAATACGGTAAGCATCTACTTCAGGGGCAACATGTAAACGCTGGAATTCTCCCATGACAGTGCCAGCAGATGCCACAAAGTTAGTTTCATTTACATCCATTGCATCAAGAAGGAACTTTCTTCCACGGTCCTGTGTCATCTTGAATGTTTCATATTCAAGAGTGACAGCACCCTGTTTATATCCTTCATCTCTGTTATAGTCTCCTAAGCCCACTAATGACATCTTAGGGATTTTTACCTCTGCACCACCGTCATACTTAATCTGTCCGGCATTGGCATCCATCCATGATGTAAGAGTGAGATGCTCCATCTGTTTATCTAATTCAGCCTGAAAAATAGTTGAATACTGTAATGTGTTAATTGCCATGTTCTATACCTCTTTTCTAAAATTTAAGTGCATTCGCGAATGCCTTTCTTGCATTCTCTTCTTCAGCAGTCAATACATTGTTTTTTGCCTTGTCTAAAGGTGCTTTCCCTTTTAATCGGTCATCAACAGACTGCTGAACTGCTCCCTTGAATGCTTTAGAGAGTCTCTTGACAGATTCATTTACGGAATCAGCATCAGTGTAGTCAATGAAGTCAGCCATGTCTGCTGGAACTCCTGCAGCATTAAGCTGTTCCTTGGCAACTGCAGTCAGTTCTCTACGAGTAATTGCTGCTTCTCTATTGTCAAGATCTTCTTTTCTCTTGTCTTCCTCATACTGCTTCTTTTCATCATCTGTCATCTTTTGAAGCCTTTCGGCTTCCGTATGATCCTTATCCCACTTCTTTCTTGCACGGGCAAGTCTCTTCTGGACGATTCTGTCCACATCGTCTTCTGTGAGGGTTGTTACTTTGGCTTTACCATCTTCAGGTTCACCTGACTGCGCATTATCGGGATTCCCTTCATCGCCTGTATCATCTTCCCCCTCTTCCCCTTCTTCCGCAAACAGCTGAAGGTTCAAAGGCATCATATTCTTAATATATTCCATAACTTAATTCCTCCGTTTATAGTCCGTATGACTGTTATATCCATGCACCTTTTAATGTCATATGCACGTTATGGACAGACAGAAAAAAAGAAGAACATCAACCGCTCTTCTGTCTGCTTCTGTATTTCATCAATGCTTTAGGTTTTCTTTCCTTGGGAGGCGGACAGTACTCTTCATATGTCTCGTGTGAGAGTTTTCCGCATATCATGCACATATATGTCATCTTCTTAACAATAACGTGCCTACGGCTGTCAAAATGACTTTTACAGTCATACTCAAAGTACTGATGATGATGTGGTTTCAATCCTTCAGCCATATGGTTCTCCTTTCTTGAAATTGGGCAAAATAAAAACCGACATATCGTCGGTTATCATTTGATATACCCTAGTTTTTTGCTTACTATTAAAAATTTTTCTTTGATTTCTTGAGGTGCGTCATCCTTAACTTTTTTGCTTTCAGTTTCCATATCGAAATAAAGCCATGGAGAAAGTTCATCATAATAAATATCTAGCAATTTTAATCTTTCTTTAGACGGATTAATCATCATAATTAAGTACCTCCAATACCAGTTTTGTAAGATTTTCGTCTTTCATTTTATTTTGTGAATAAAGAACAAATACATCCGCAATACTTTCATTTAACTGTTTATTGTTGTCAAAGTTATCGGAAGCATTCTTACTAACAAATCTCTTCAAATATATTGTATCACTACTTTGTTGATTTATTACATATTTTCTTAAATTTTCCTCCAAACTTTCTTTGGCTCGGTCAATACTTAGATTATAAAGCTCCTGATATCTCTTAATTGCGTCCCAATGTTTTTTATGCCCACCAAGTTCATGGTTTAAAATATCCTCCACATTTTTTGAGGGAAAATATTCAGACGAAACTAAAGATTTAAACAGTTTAGAGTCTATCAGCTCTTCACTGATGTATAGATCGTTATTTACATGATCATATCCAGCAATTGCTCGTAATGAATTGTTCTTTACAATAATAATATGGTCTAGCTCTCCGTATCTATCCTCTATATTTACCTTTTCATTTATAAATTTGCTCATTTTCTGAGCGTTACGTGTGTTTGTTTGGCAATAGATATTTTTGTACTTATCATTTTTATATACGATAAAATGGCGTTTTTCTTCGTTGAAATTTAAATCAAACGTGCTTTTTCTGCCCATTTTATCCATTTCTCTTATTTCTCTTCCACTGGATACAAGTCTTTCTTTTGTCCATACGTTTGAAGCTTCAGCACCATGCTTTTCAACCATTCTCTGATACCACTCTTTATAAGTCTCATCTGCTGGAACTTTTATTTTTTTACCTGTAACAGGGTCTCTAGCAAATCTTTCTAGATTATGCATAGTTTCATCGTCAAGATTCATAATAGTCGTAGAACGACACCATGGGTGCATCGGAGGGGCGTTTACACCTATCTTCTTATCATTCACCCTGTATACACTTCCGTCTCTCTCACGGCAAATTTGGGAGGTTCTAAGGTCTAGTGTTGCAACAAATCTATACTCCTCTATGCCGTAATCATTGTAAGCCTGGAAGTGCGCCTCATTGTGAATGTATGATGATTCGGTTCTTACAAGTCTTCTAGCTCTATTTCTACCTGATAGGAACTGTTCGTTGATTGAGTCGGTCATTTCCTTCTCTGTCTTTCCTGTGAGGGCTCCTATCATGAGTTCCTCTTTTATTGCATCAGCGACCTTCTGAGTATTGTTCCATACTCTTTCGGAATAGTTCTGACCTGACCACTTCTTTTTCAGAATGGTTTCAAGAGCGCCTTCATCAATGGGACCTGTCTGAAGATCTAGACCGCTCATTCTTGCAGCTTCATATACTGCATGGTGATAACTGCTTTCATAGACCTTTCGCATTGTCTTGTCTATTGCATCTCTTTCTTTGGATGCAACCGCATTGATTAGCCTGTTTATTGACTTATCAATATCATCTAGCCTCTTCATACGATTCTTATATGCTGGGGCTTCCAATTCTGCTAGTACCTCTCTTTTTTGGGCGCCTGTCTTATTCTTGTATGCTTCAAGCAGTTTTTCGAAATTTCTGCTGTCAGCCTCTGAAAGAAGGTTAATAGCCTCGTCTCTTGTTAGATGATGCTTTGAAGCGAATCTATTGAATATTCCCTCAATCTGTTTGGCAGTGTAGATTGCAGCCTTGCTATAGATTACGCTCAACTCTTTGGCGCAGTCCTCAGCTAACTGCATATCCTTGTACATGTTCCTTGCTTCTCGCATTTCCCAGTACTTTATATTTTTGATGTTAGTCATAACAGAGCACTATTATTCCTTGTCTTCGTCATCATCATTATCATCGTTCTCATGCTCCTCTGTTTCTTCTTCTGGAGGAGTATTCTGATTTTCGGTATCAAATAACTGCTTCTGTGTTTCAAGTGCTTCCTGTTTTTCTTTCTTGACTTCTTTCATTTCATCATCAACATTTGAAACAAAGTCTAGCAGTGCAAGAAGTGTCTTAGTTGATACAACACCTTTAAGATTCGCAATAATCTGTGATAATTCAAGACGGTTCTGTGGTAATCCTCTTGTAAATACAGGCTCAATCATTGACTGATCAGCAGCAATCGCCTTTAGATTGAGGTAAGTACAGAACATTCTTATACGCTTCTTAAGCCCTTTCTTGTAATATCTCTCTTTTGTCTTGGTGAGGGTCTCAAGTGCTAGAAGCTTATATTGAATAGCAATGCCTGAACTGTTGCCAGCAAAGTTTTCATCTGTCAGATTAGGAACATGAGAAAGTGAATAGATATCTTCCTTTATTGAGCGCTTGAGTGTTTCCACTGCGTTCTCGTCAAATGTTCTAGTCAGATATTCAGAGCGTGCATCACTAGGAAGTTCCATAACACCATTCTTACGGATAGCCTGGAGCGCTTTTGTTGCTTCTTCATCGTCATCACCTAAAAGAGCACCATAGACAACAAGCACTGCGTCAATGAACTGCTCCTTATCGTTGATTCTGTCAGAGCATAATGTATTGTATGCATCGATAAGAGAAATCTGCTGTTCATAGTCTCCAATGCAGTCCATGTTGTTTCTATACTCAATGATAGGGTCCTCACCTAAGAAATGTGGGTAAGGCTCACCTAGTTCTGAAAACTCGCCTTTTTCGAATTCTTCATTGCATGTGATTCCGATTCTTGTGACATAGTTCTCAGTTGTTACTGTTGCGATGATATTGAACCTGTCAGTAGAATCATCTTTTTCAATCGAATAATAAACGCTGAATAGTTCATGCTGCTCAATTGAGGCATCGAAAACCTTGAATGTTGACAATGGGTCAAGTGTCTTGGTCATCAGCTTGCTTTCATGCTCACATAAGTAAACATACTCATAAGCGACACCAGCACGTGACATATTGATAGCATTGCATGAATCTGTATCATCTGTTTCTGCATCAACAAAAGCACCTGTCAGCTTGTCAATATTGCCGTCTTCTGTATTCTTCTTGAATGTGATGGGGTTTGAAAGAAAATAGCCCGTCGCTGTATCTGATATATCTTTAGCATGGTTTACCATGATCTTATTATTCGGCTGGTTCTTGAACTTCTTTTTCCTGTTCATAATGGCATGTTTACCAAAGTAATAGCCGACATTCTTCAATATCTCAGGAGCACGAATACTATAATGCTTACTAATGAGACGAAGGATCATGCTTCTGTCTATGTTTGTCTCGTCGAATTTTTCTCGTGGAATCGTGAAAGTATAATACATCTTTTAAAATCTCCTCTTTCCTGCTCTTGCCTTCTTCATAAGGATTTCATTTTCTATAGCATATCTAACCGCATCTATAGTGTGGTTGTTTCTGTCGGGGAACTCCCCTCTAAGGTTGCCGTCTCTATCCATTTCAATTTCATAGTCATTGAATTCACGTGCAGCATTGGGGCATCTAACAGGATCTATAATTATCTTGTCTAGGTCCTGAAGGAACTTTATTCCATTGTCTACACTGTCAGCGCCTTTCTTTGCACCGATGATGTTGAGACCTAATAACTTGAATTCATTAATAGTTCTTGGTTCAGCTGAATCAGCAGTGACTAGCTTATTGAGTGGGTTGATCTCTTTTATGAGTTTCACGGCCTTGGCATTTGATAGTCTAGTTCCATATACTTCACCAAAAATAAAAAGACGCCTGCGCGTCTTGTCATAGTTTGCTTTGACATATGCCAATGGGTCACCAGCATAACCAAAGTCCAATCCGTTTTTTAATCTATCGAATACCTGTATTTCCTCGTCGGTTATCTCACGTATATCAAGGTTTGTAAAAACCTCACCGCCTGTACCAGTAACTTCACCTAAATAATCATGACAGTATTTTTCAGGCTTAACTTTTTTCATATGTTCAGCTTCAATTAAAAACTGTTCTCCAAGCCATTCTTTCGGTGCTTGAAGATAAGTAGTGTGAGATACGAATGTATCATCCCTTTTTACTAAAACTTCTTTGTTGCACCAATTTCTTTGGCTTTCAGGAGGGTTAAAAGAGTAGAACACACAATATTCAGGACCACCACGAAGCAAAGACTGATTGATATTGGTGATCTTGTCATGACTTTCAAACTCATCACATTCTTCAAACCAAACATATTTTATATAACCTACAAACACCTTTGTTGATTTCAACTTTTTAGGATTGTCAGCACCTTTAAATATGATGACTTGTCCTGTTGGCTTGTAAGTCATCTGCAGTTTTGAGTCAGGCATCTCCCATTCATTTTCAACTTTCATCATGTAAATAGCCCATTTGATTTGTTCATATACTGAACCTCTCAATGTATCTTTTACACGTCTGATAACAACTGCATTGCTCATCAGTCCCTTTTGTGCATCCCTCATGATGCCTAAAGGAATTTCAGTACCAATGAATGAAGACTTCAATGATCCACGGCCACCTTTTAACCAATAGTGCGTGTAATCATTGTTTTTGATATGCTTATGAACATCATAGAAAGCAGGACCAATAATGGACTTTAAACTAACTTTCATCTATATCATCCACGATTACTGTCTTGCCGTTCGATGTAACATCTACATTTTCCGTAAACATACCAAAACGCTTGCCTAATAATTCAGCAGCTTTAAGCCTTTCTTTCTCGTCCGGAGGCTTCTGTATGACCTTCTGCATACCGTTACCGTTCATGATCATTACATAAGACTCTGATTTAGCGCGCATAACAGATGTTAGATATTCAACTATCTCCTGAATGTCGGCAGTATTCTCATTATGAATTTCTTCCATCTTTTCAGAGATATACTTTTGTATCTCTTCTTTCTTTAAAAGCTTAGAAGCAAGAGGTGCTGCACTTATGGCGCTTTTACAATTATCATATACTGCTAGATATGCTCTTGTAGCATTAGTATCTTTTAGATACTCATCACAAAATAGTTTCTGCTTTTCTGTCATAGTCGCACCCCTTTCTCATCAAGTAATAAAAAAAGAGGCTTTATTATGCCTCTCTGCTTAATTTGCCTCTTTTTACCATTATATAACATTTAAATGCGCAATGTTGCGCCGTTTAACGTTTATAACCGTGTATTCACGCTAATCTAGAATAACAATCATCTTTTCAATTGCATCATGTATGTACTTCTCCGCTGTCCTCTGTGATACGTGCAGCATGTCAGCAGTATCATAGATGCTCATTGATTCGATGTATCGATAAAAGAGTACATCCCTATGATTGATATCATCAAGTTTATCTATATTTTGACGTATGAGAGCCATTTCTTCTAAACACCTATCCTTCATCATGATGTAATCGTTCTGAGTCTTGGGCTCTGAATATGAACCTGTCGGACTGTCTCTATATGAGATGGCTTTAACATTGATTAACTTATTCTGTAGATAGTCTGCTTTGTCTTTAAGATTTCTATATGATTTTAAATATGTTCTGACTTCTTCGGCTGTCATACGTTACCTCCTGATTACTCAAAAATGAAAAATAAATAAATCACTATCACCAATACAAATAGAATAAAAAACAATTTAATTTCACTCCTCCTTATCTTTTAAAGTATATACATAATATTTTCTTGGGGCAGTGCTAGGATGCCTTGCGTTGTATTTATCGCTGTGCTGATTGCTTGCCTTGCAGTAAAAACTAGCTAATCCAATGGATAGCCTATTAGCGCATTCTTCAGCAGTGCCTGCAATAATTACATTGTCATTCATGTCATAGACAACATAGAACTGCCTATCTTCATAGCTTGCTCTTTTCTTTTCTTTCTTGTGTACTTTTCTATGAGCATATACATTTGCCATATATTCCTCATTATCGTATGCACTCCCTATTTTAATAGGTATTTCATTTGAAAATACACTTTCATGCTTATATATACGTTGCCATCTATGTTTTAGAGCTAATTGAGTAGCATCAACATACTGACTTATCTTTTCTATTGATCCAGTTATATCGGTTCTTTTTCCGTTACGATATAAAACAAAGTTTCCCATTTAACCTCCTTTCTGGAGAAGAAGAAAACAGTCCTTTACTCTTCCTATTGGTTTTCAATTTGTGTCTTCTCTTCTCCCAGCAACACCATAACTTTTTAGTTGGATAGCAAAATTAGCGCTTCATACTCTTATTCAATTTGCAAAAGAAGGTGAATGAGATTGAAGCAAAGCCATGACACTGCTGTTGTTTGTTGGTTTTAGAATAGAAAAATATGTTAGGGCATCGAATCCATGAGAGGATCTTGCTTTTAGAAACAAATCTATTAAGAGTAATCCATATAGATTTTCTTATTTTAAATTTTCTTATGAGTTAAATAGAAAGAACTCAATGCCCTGTGTTGTATTAAATATTATTTAAATGGCTTTGTTGAAAGAGTTCTTTCACCACCATATACATCAACATGTCTATATAATTTTCCTTCACTAATTAGTTCGTTGATGCACTTAACAACTGTTGTACACGAACAGTTGAATTGTTTTTCTAATTCCTTGTTAGTGCCTGTGAAGTATGCACCTTCATTTTCTCTTTTTTTCACAAGCTTTAAAATTTTCTTTTTTCTTAGTTCTTTTTTGCTATACGCAATCTCGGAGCGACTTAATTTTACAGGCTCAATATTTTCACCAATCTCTTTTATAGTAGCTTTTGTCTCATTTATATTAAGAGTGTTATATGCTTTATTAACTCCTTCAGGTGTTGACATATCAAACCCTTCATACTTTTCTTGAAATCTTTCGATTGCACTTTGCGAGTACATGTAATTTTTTTCTGTTTTGATAGGTAATAACACTCCCATCTCTTGCCACATTCTCAATGTTTCCATTGAAATACCAAATAAGTCTGCTGTTTCTTCTGATGTTAACATTTGTAAATTTTTCATTATCCTACGTCTCCTTTATCGTTGTTTTGAATTTATATTCAAAAATCTTTTTCTTAATCTTATATACTTCTGTTTTTCTGCCTTTGACATCTTCCACAACTTTAACGTTATTGATGTAATAGACGAAGTCAGCAATATACTCCATCCTTCTTCTCTTTCTCTTCTTCCCATCAATTTCGATTTCAAAAGGAGGGATTAACTCAAAAGGTACCTGCAATTGCAGATTGTGAATTAATCCGTCTTTTTCCATCTGCTTTAATTCCAAATAGCGTTTTGCTTCCTTCTTGGAATCGAACGTGAAACCGTCAACTGTAGTCTTTCTTGAGTTGTACTTGCTCATTAGAATTGGATGTCATCCTCCTCCATAATCAATCCTTCATCCTCAAACTGATGAATCAGTCCATTATTCGCATAGTTATTAACAGGTGCTTGACTATTTACTGGTGCTTGTGATGCTGTCTGATTTTCTCTTCTGGTATTAATGAACTGTACAGAGTCAGCAATCACCTCAGTAACATATACCTTTTGGCCTTGGCTATTGTCATAATTTCTTGTCTGGATTCTTCCATCTACTGAAACCATCGAACCTTTAGAACAATATCGTTCTGTATTTTCTGCAATCCTGCCCCAACAAACACAATTAATGAAGTCAGCCTCCTGATCATCACTCTTGAAGTTTCTTTCTACTGCTAAGTTGAAAGAAGTGACTGCCTTCCCACTCCCTGTTCTTCTTAGTTCAGGGTCTCTTGTAAGTCTTCCGACTAATAAAGCACGATTAAGCATTAATAGTGTTCCTCCTTGTCTTTTCTTGTCATAAGTTATTATTCTCCTTATCTTCTTCGATGCCACTCACAATCACTGACATGACAACGAAAACTGCAATTGCAATCACAGATACCACGATAAGAACGCCGACAATCAGCATAACGATAGCAAACACAGAAAATACATTTTCTAATACCTGCAATAAAAACATCTATATCACTCCTATCTGATAAATAAGTAAATCATTAGCACTAGTGTAGCAACATAAGCCGCTGCTAAGATAAAGAAATCCCTGTTAGCCTTTTTACAGCTTTTAATGAGTTTATTGTTAAACTCCTGAAGATCATCCATTTTCCCACAATCTTCTCTATAGAAATTCAATACAGTAGCATTTGCTTTCATTAGGGTTGTTTTTTCTCTTTTTAGAGTATTGTTTTCTTTTTTTAAATCTTGGCATACTTCTTCAAGTTCTCCATATTCTTCTTTCAAATATGAATACTCTTCTTCCAGCTTCTTATATTCAGCATCCTTCTCTTCTACAATTTCCTGTACTTTTTCGGCACTAAAATTCACCATTGAAGCTAGCCTCCTCTTCTAATTCCTTTATATGATCCTGAGTTCTTTGCATAGATCTTTCTACTTTTCTTTCTATGATTTCAGCAATTTTATGGACATCTAGATATCCCATCACAAATAACTCACAGATACATATCAATACATCTGCAGTCTCTTCATCCAAATGTGAAGCGTTGATTGGGTCCAATCCCTTACGTTTGATTTTTGATATTGCTTGTATAAGTTCTGCATTTTCTTCCATTGCGACAGTGAGCATGTGCTGGTCGCCCCATGTCTCGCATACTTTTTCAAGTTCCGGACAATTTGATGCAAGAGCACCAAGCATATTATTTAATTCATGTGAATCCATCTATTTTTCTCCTTTATGTTTTTTTGCTAAAAACAGGTTATTTATCATTTTTGGTTTTTCTAAGTCTTCTAATGGAACTCGCTCTATAACCGAAAGGAATAATTCATCATCTGGTCTAGTATTTAAAATCAGTTCATGAATAATCTCTTTCAATCCATCACAGTATTCCTCTAGATCATCACAATATCTTTCTAAATATTCCAAATAGCGTTCATCGCCATATTTCACAAAGCCTTGATCACCAACGAAGAACATACTGCACTGAGGGTTGACACTAGGTCTTTTTGGTTTATAGAGTTTCATAAATCTAACCCCTTATACTTTCTCCAGAATCAGCCAATAGCATGATTGCGTGTCCTCTTGGCGAATCATTTACTTCAATATGAGTTACTAACATATCTCCAAAATGGTTATCCATGAATGTGTCACTATGAGTGATTTCCCATTTTGTTCCTTGTATACAAAAATTCCAACTTTTACATCTAATGTCAATGAGTTCATCTTCATCGACTCTTGTTAACACTTCATTTATTCTCATTATTTTACTGTTCTCCTTTTACTTCTAAGTCTTCAATGTAATCATCATTTTTATGTGCAGTTAAATATTTTAATAATTCTGTATCTGAAGCATTAGGACCATAATATAGATCATCAGGATAAAAGAACTTAGTAAACTGCGTATACCATCCACTTTTTTTAAAATATTTATTAAAGCCCATCACTTGAATTTTTCTGACATATAGTTTAGGTGTTAATTTTAAAGTCAACATTTTAATATCAGCTGTTAAATACTCAGCTTCCCAGTTCTTCTCATTTCTTAAAAATGAGGTTCTTTCTTCTTTATTCTTCAGCATCTTCAATCACCTCCGCCGTTTTCAGTAATTCTTCAACGTTAAATAATTCGTCTTCTCTTAAGAATTCAAATAACTTCTCACAAAGAGGAACACAATTGAGTGGTTCATCAAATCCGTTCTCAGGAGAGAACCAAGTACCATCCTTATCGATTGGCTTCAATGTGAAGAACGCAATTGTGAAATCATCATCACGTGATACCCATTCATAACCTTCAGATAGCATATATTCAAGTAAGCCGTATTCCAGAGCATTCATTTTTATCTTGTGCTTCTGATATAGCCATCTAACGATATTGATTTTTGAACACACGAATTTAGCTTTTTTATCTATCAATCCCTTTTTATCAGGACAAAATTCACATTTATTGCATGAGCCTTCTTCCTTACAGCAGAATAATTCACCGTTTGATTTATCTACCGCAAAATTGAAACCTCTGGATTTAATTTCATTTTCATAAAATTCAAAATTTGTCATGTTATAAATCCCCTCCTAGTTCTTCCATTGATTTTCTTAGTTCAGCAACCTCTTCATCAGAGACTTCTTCTTCAGAGACCTCTTCTTCATCTCCTTCTAAGATTCTCCATGCTCTTCTTAGCTCTTCCTTCTTTTCTTCAAGTTGCTTTTCTGTTAACTTTTTTGGTTTCTTTCTGTTATTAGTACAGGTTTCTTTTTAGCTGCTAACTCTTCAGCAACTGCAATACAGAACGCTTTTAGGTTCTTGATTCTATCGAAACCATATACTTCACATTTCTCATATGTTTCTGAGTAATAGTCTTCTAATCCTTTAGACAAAAGAGAATTATAAATTCTGTCTTCCCTAGTCTGTCTTTTAGACTCTTCTTTTATTCTTTTAGACTCTTCTTTTAGACTCTTCTTATTAGGGTTTAGTAAGTGGTTTACCTCTTGGTTTAGTGAGTGGTTTAGTAAGTGGTTTACCTCTTGGTTTAGTTCTAAACCGCTTGTACTTGTATCACTCTGGTATTTATCCCAATTTAACACCGTCACTTTAGTACCTTTGCGTTGTATATCTAATTTGATTTTTCCGCATTCTTCTAATAATCGAAGGTACTTAGAAACCGTTGGTTTTGACATATGACATCTTTCAGCGACCTGATTCAGAGAGAGGATACATTGTCCTCTCTTGATCAAGTCTCCATGATGATAATAATCAACAGGATTAGTATGTAGTAAGATGTCAATCCAAAGATGGAACATCTTGGAATCGTGATAGACTTCATCGTAATCCATCATATACAGTTTTATCCATCTCCTTCTTTCCATCTTCTAGACCTCCTTAATTAGAACTGTTCATAATCAAAATCTTCACCAAAGTCGCCAAATTCAGCATCGCCGAAATCAGTATTGACCATCGCCTCTTCTAGAACCTTGTCAGATTCTTCATGTGGCTGTGGTGCTTTAGGCGCTGAACTTTCAGTTGCGATTGCTTTAGGTGCTTCTTCATGTGCCTGTGGTTCTTCATCGTTTACAAATGTAACAGGAGCATCAACATACTCTTTTGTACCATCACTATTGATTACCGCCATATCAGCATCAATGGCATTCTGCAAATCAATTGACATGATACCCCACTTACTGATCAACTGACGGAGCATAGTCTTGTATGCCATTCCGTCAAAGTCTTTAGACCAGAATGTCCAGTTAGTGCCTTTTCTTTTATCTGCTGCATATCCTTGAGAATACTTAAGCGCATGTGCTTCCATCTTCTCTTTAGACCAGTACATTGTCTTTCTAAAGCCGTTAGTATATTCAAACATTGCATAATAGCCGACTGTCTTAGCGTTCTCTCTTACAAGTTCATCATCAATCAATCTGACTTCAATCTCTTCATTTAGAGGGTCGTAACGGATTAATTCACCTTCCTTAATCGAAATAACATTTAATTTTCTATACTGTCCACTTCTGATGGCTAGCTGAATGTAGCCTTTATAACCTAATTGGAACTGTGCAACTGTTCCTCTCTTAGTCTTATAAGGTACAAAGTAGTACTGCCCTAACTGAGGAGAAGGAGATAAGTTGAGCGCTTCACCAAGGAATGCAGCAGTAATGATACTATTAGGCTCACACTCCTGAAGCTTTGGATCATTGACAACTGTAGAAGTAATAGAAGCGATGAAACGTGTTCCATTCTTACCGCCAACAACATCATTGATTTTTCTCTGTACTGCTGGGCTTGCGATAAAAGTACTGAATTTTGCTTTGTTTGTTGTGTCTTTTCTTAAACTGTTTTTAACTGTCATTGTTATTTACCTTCTTTCTTTCTAGGGAATCTTAAATCATAATCGAAACAACCATCATATTTGGCTTTGAGGTAGTCTAGAGATGTTTTTAATTCATTTAGTGCAGCATTTGTTCCTACGATTTTACCAACCAACATCTTTAGTGGTTCTTTTTCTTCTGAAGAAACATTTACAGGCTCTTGTTGCTTAACTTCTTCCTTCTTCGCTTCTTCTTTCTTCTGATGTTCCTGTTCATCTCGTCTATTGATGATTTCTCTAAATCTTCTTTCCAGGAGTGGCTTAATGTCTTCAAAAGAGCCGTCTCTTAACTTATCTTTGTAGACACTCACGTCAATCATCTCTTGATCAACATCAGTTTCTTTACATCTAGCCTCTAAATAGATGTCTAAAGACTCACAGCGCTGCATATATGATTTATATGTTTCTTTAGTTCTTTCACATTCCTGTTTGATTGCTCCTCTTAGTGCTTTTGTTGGTTTCTTGTTGTTGATAAATTTCTTTAATGAACTCCAGCGTGGATCAATAGAGAATACTTTAGTTGCACAGTATCCATCGAAATCATTTCTATGCACATAATAATTAAGAGCCTTATTACAGAGCTCTCTTACAACCATTTCATTCTCTGCTACTTCCTTATCTGTAAATTCCTTAATATCACTAGATAATGAGCTAATAGAAGCATCAAACATCTTAAGAACTTCTTTCATATCGTTCTCAAAGTCTGTGTAGACTTTCATTGCTTCTTTTTTGACTGCCTTTTTGCTTTCATTGACATTGTCTTTTTCTTTCTTCAGTTTAGAAACAACATCAGATAACTCTTTATAGTTGTCTGCAGTCACTACAATGCCGTCATAGCGTTTCAAATAAGACTTTACAGCCTCTTTGAAGTGTTTTACGTTACAGCCTTCAATCTGTGCTGGAATGACCTTTACAACACTTAAACTAGGCATTTCAGCAACTTCATTGACATCCGTATCAATAGGGTGCATATCTTCTTCCACTGCATCCTGATACTTTACTAATTCATAACTTTCAGCGTGTTCTTCTTTTAATGCAACTACTGCTCCGTCTGGTGCAACTGCGATAACTGCACTCACTGCACCGAAAGGCCACTCAAGCCCTTCAACTTTCTTTTTATCATCTGCGAGCATGACTTTGATGATTTCAAAATCAATCTTGTCAGTGACAACACCGAGATAGCCGCCATATAAGCGGTCTTTAATTTCTTGTTTAAATCTCATTCTTTTTCTCCTTTAAATAAAATTTGGTTCAATATCTTCCACGATGTGCTTTTTCCAGAAGGCTTCTTCATCAGCCTCCAACTGCATTAGATCTAAAAGCACTTCGCTTCTTTCAATTCTTCTAACAATTGTCTTGGTTTCATCGCACCACGGCATCATGGCTATTGCGAATAAGACAACAAATTCAGCACCTGTCACATTCATATAATGAAGGCACTGACAGTAATATGTCTGAGGCATTGAATCATCGCCCCACTCTTCTTGGAAGTACTGCCACTTGTTAATGGTGGTTGACTTTATTTCAAGTATTCCTGTTGATCCATCTTCTTTTCTGATTAGAGCACCGTCTAGATTGGCTCGCATCCAATCCTTATCCTTGCGAGATAAGGAGTAATCCTTTGTATCAATGACTTCATAGTCATCACCATAGAGTGCTTCAAACAGGTTGAACATTACAGGCTCTAGACGGTTTCCCATCTCAATGGCATGATTTGAGACCTGAGGTCTCTTTTGCCTATTTGTTTTGTCTTCCCACAACTCATGTAAAGTTGTGTAGCGGTTGACACCTTCGATTATTCCAGCATCTGAACCACCAATCCCTTTTCTTCTCTGAGAGAGCCACCCTTCTTTATCTTTTGGAATCGGATCATAGAGACAATCGAACAATCCTTTGAAAGAGGTCATCGCATTTCCTCTAAAGCTGCGATTACGTCTTTAATAAGAGCCATGCCACTGTCTCCAGTAACATCAATGAACACTTCTGCATTACCTTCATAAAGTCTTACAGTGACCTCTTCATTGCCGTTCTTATCCTTGTGATATAGCATTTCAGCGATTTCATCGCTCCACTTTCTAGTTCTAGTGAGAGTCTCGAACAGGCTCTCTAGAATATCTTTCTTATTCTCCATCGACGTAATCCCCTCCGAACAAGTTATCTAGTGCTTCTAAGATATCAGAGATTGTATTTACATCCCCTAATGGTCCAAATACTTCAATTGCATCATCTGGACTTTCATACACCTTGTTTAGAATTCTATTGAATTCCTTTTCTTCTCCTTCATCGTCAAACCCATTAGTAAAGCGTCCTTCTTTAGCAGCTTTAACGATGTAAGCAAATAGCAATAAGTACTGCCATGTGTTTCCTCTTCCTGTTACTTCACAGTTCCCGTCTTTAATCTCAAGGTGTAGGAATGGTGTTTCTACGTGTTTGATCATGCTGTTTATTCTCCTTTTAACCCGATATATTCTAGAAATATGATGTTTAATCCTAATGAGAAAGCACTTAAGACATGCGCGGCTGTACTATCCCAATTTGTGCCTGTACTAATCATTGAAATAACCATGCCTAAAACAAAAGTGTTAAATGCAATTAATAAGATTCTTTTACTATTCATAATTTCCTCTTTCCGTGATATACTTATCACTGTCTGATTTTTATCAATCTTTTCCGAGAAGATTGAGTGGGAGCACACGATGGCTGTCGTGTGTTCTTTTTTTATATGCTCATAAGCACTTAGCGCCAAAGAAAGCATTTATTTGATCAACAGACAAATTATTTAAAAAGGATTGATATATTCAATGTAAGATACACATACGAAGGGAATTTCCAAAAAAATGAAAACGAGACATTCTACAATAATATTATTTGCCTTCTTTGGCCTTAGGTGCCTACGAGCAACTATGCTACTTATTCAATTGTCTTTCTTTTAGTGAGCTCCTCTACCACTGCTGCAATCAACTTATCTGAAGGAGCTCTATAATAATTGTTCATGTAATCCATGAAAGCCTTTCTAGGAATGTAAGTACTTCTTTTACCTGAGCCGTGTTTTACTACTGAACCAGGCATTACGCCCTGTTCTATAGCGTTTAGTATGAAGTCACGGCTTTTATGAGTAATCTGCATGACTTCCTCAACGCTGATACTCCATTCATCCATGATGATCACTCTCCTAATTCTGCTCAATGATTGGAAGAATACCGTTCTTTCTAAGAAGTTCATACAAGAACAGTCTTCCTTTCTGTGTCCATTCTGTTTGCATTCTCACATCAGAACGGCCGTCACTTCTTGTGATATTGATAGTTCTAGAATGTGTGTAGCCTTTGTTCTGATATTTGCTATATAGAAGCCACTGGCCACCTTGCTTATACTGAACACCCAACTCATGAAGTTTCTTATTCATCGTTGGGGCTCCAAGTCCGTAATCCTTAGCAATCTGAGAAATCAATACTAATGACTTGCTCTGAAGGATCTGATCATAATAATCAGCCTTTGGCTTTAATTCATTTAGCTGCTGATCCTTCATCTTGTTTTCAAGTTCTAGCTTTTCATTTGTCTGAAGAAGCGCTTGAACTTGCTTTCTTGAATATTCAAGAGCCCTGTTCATGACAGCTTCTGGACTGTTCCACTTTTTTTCGAGTTCCAAGAAGTACTGTCTGATCTGTTTACCCTTCTCACTTCTTTGGATCATTGCAATTTCTTTTGCCATATCTAGAGTGATTTCATAGTCAGTTGAGGGTCTTCCGCCTTTAGGGTTTTGGACATTTTTGTCCATAACCTCTCTATAATCAAAATTTTGATTAAAACCATATTCAGTCATTCTTAGAAACCATTTTTTAAAAGGTGTTTCAATTTCCAAGAATTCATGTAATTCTCTTGCTGACAGTGTGATTCTGTCACTGTCATAATTAACTCTTAATAATTCGT